GATGTTCGCTTGCAGGTACGGGTTTTGAGCCCCAAGAAACGGATTTCCTGCGGTCCAGTTTTCGCCAAAACCAAGATTTCCGGCCATATCAGTTCCCTGTGAGTGTTCGCATGGGGAGCCACGTCCCCGGAGTGCCACTAGCCGTGCAGATCCAGCCGATCACGACGTACTTGCTTGACGCCGTGCCAGCCTCTGCCGGTGTGCTGTTCCATACCTTGTCGCCCTGTGACCATGTGCCGGTCGATGGGGCAGAAGTCGATGCGCCGTAGAGCGCGCTGATTCGCCCCTCAGACAAGGCGTTGACCTGTTGGGCAATCTCTCGAAACCATCGCGCCGTCTCGGCATCGACGTTTGCACGAGGTGTGACGTTGAGCTTCATGCGTTGCCCTCTGGAGTGAGGACAGCACCAATCGCGACGACACGAACATCACCCGTGAACGAAAACGCGGCACGGTGCCAGCGCGCGGACAGGAGCACATCGAATCGCCCATCGTTGATTGACGACGTGGCCGCAAGAGTCAGCGAGTCGCCGCCGTTCATCTTTGTGTACGTGGAGACGCTTGCTGTTGCTGGTGTATATCCGGGCGCAAACCGAAGCCTGATCTTGGACAGCATGCTGACCTGATCGTCATCCCCGGCATCTCCCGTGGTCATCGTGGACGATGAAGACACGCCGGTCATGCTTTGCAACTGGTGAGAGGTGTTCACCACCGCCAGAGATCGACCACCAGACAGCCAGAATTGAGAGTCAAACGAGTAGCTGGACAGTCCGTCAATCGTGGAGCTGTACGAGGTCAGCCCGTCAATCGTGACTCCAGCGCTGATGTAGTTCAGGACGGCCTCAACACTGACCGATGCACATCCCCATTGTTTTGTCTGGATGTGATAGACCAGAACTGAATCTGGAGTTGTCGCGCCGGTTGAACAGTAAAACACCCATACCGCATTGTTCTGCCGGTCAAAGACGCATTTGGTCTTGTACCGATACGACGCATCGGAGTTGTTAAAGAACCATTGGCGGACCTGTCCAACACCCAATGGAACAGGACGAGATCCATCAAAAAGCCAGAAGTTATCGTTTCCGACGATGAAGTGAGCGCCGCCGATGTCACACCACGCTTCCTGTCCGATGCACCCGGCATCACCGCCAGGCACTTGCTGCCAGTCCCACACGGACGGAGCGCCAACAAACTGCCCTATGTAGATCGCCTTTTCTTTGTAGGCAATCGCGTAGTCACCCAACTTCCCACCGGCAGTGATCTGACCTGGAGCAGACACCAGAAGGCCCGTTGTCGCCAGCGTAGAGACAGAAGGTGTCCAGCTTGTTTCATCACCCGAAGCACAGCACCACCAGCGATTGGGGCACGTCCCATAAGTACCATCGACGGTGTTCAGCGCCATCACGAACAGACCGACGCTGAAAATGATCTTCGCCTTGGGTGCGCCGGAGATGTCCGCAAACGCTCCGCCCGTGCTGCGCTGGATCGTGTCGGTCAGGTCCGCCGCCAGGGTCGAATCACCGAACTGAGCGAATGACCAACGGGTATCAGATCCACCTGTATAGGCCCCTGTCCCTCGGGTCTTGTCGGACCACGCACCAGCGAGCAGTTCATAGAGCTTGACCCCGGTCCCGGCGATGATTCGCCGCGTGTCGTCCAGCTTGGTCACGACGACAGCCCCGAGACACGCAGCAGCTAGCGCCGGAGTGCTTCCCGGTGTCGCAGCAGAGGGAGCGCCCTTCATGCCGTTCTCATACGGGATCAGGTTCGTGCATGCCGTGAGAATCCCCGGTGTGGTCGCTTCTGCGTCTGGAGTGAACCCAAGCAATTTGTCCATCAGGCCGCCCGCACCCGTGGTGTGTTGCCGGAGAACCAGTCAATCGAGTTGATGTCCTTCATGGCCTGTTGGTACATCGCTTCCCATGTCGCAATTCGGTTGTCATCGCGCAGGTAAGGAGCCGACGCGACGAGGGAGGCGTAGAGGTAGGCATACGGCCACTTCGTCAGCAACCAGTTCGTGGTGTTGGTGTCCGAGAGGGCCGGGATTCTTTGGGCGTACACCAGAGACAGGGAATAGACGGCATCCGGCAGAGGTCCGATCTGGTAATAGGCCCCATAAGCTGTGTACGCTTGAGGCGGGCCGCTCCACGAGGCCGGGAAGTCGCGGGCGAATCGCTCGGGCGCGACGTATGGCAGTACGGTGTATGGGTCTGTCGCCAGCATGATCCGGCGTGTCTCAATCAAGTCTGTCGGGGTCGCAACCGTGGCTGTACTGGCGACGGTTGATAGCGTGGTCGTCGTCTCCATGTCCCGCGCCTTGCAGTCGTTGTTCATCCGCTGCTCACCGATGCCGATGAAGTCGGGAATGACAGACGTAAGGTCCGTCCGATGCAACCAGTCCGCCACAGCAGTTTTGAGGTTGGCATAGGTGGGCGTGGCGATCAGGCTCATACCCGGCCACCCCAAACGCGGAAGTAAGACAGGGCCGGATCAGAGAGCATGTTTCTGATGTGTTCACGACCGTTCATGAAGTCCTGGAACGTGATGCCCTTGTCATTGCAGTATTTCTCCACCACCACGAACGGGAATGAAGCGGCGTGCCTCATCTCGCTTGACCCGTGGATGCCCTCGTTGTGCAGGGCTTGGGTGCGCTCGACAATCGGAGTGCAGTCCTGCACCGTGCCGGTGGTCATCTGCCCATCCTGCACGGAGATGACCGTTTGCAGTCCGGGCAGCGTGTTGATGATGGTTTTCATCACACGTTGTCCAGCGCAACGACGTTGCACTTACCCGCAGCAGATTCCTGAATCGCGGCGATCTTGGTAATACCGCTGGGGATGTGCAGGATCACCGCATCAGCAGGCTGGATCAGCATGTCGCTGGTCGTCGCTGTCGCGGCCAACTTCCCGAGCTTGATGTAACACGCCGCCGTTGCAGCGACGCGGATGTAACGCGGCGAATTCCCGGCAGAGTCAACCGGGATCGTTGCCGATGCCGATGTGCCGGAAGTGCTGATTGTGGTGCCGACCGTGTTGACGGAAATCGGCCCACCTTCATAGGTCTTTGACATGTGTGCTCCAGCGCTTCGCAGCGTTAGGATTGAATGAATGCGGGCCTTTCACCCGCGCGGTTTTTAGTAGTCGCCCAACCAGATGTAAGTACAGGTGATGGTCCCGCTGATCGTCTGCGTTGCATCACCGTCCACATCGGTCGTGGTGGCGTAGGCGGTGTTCAGGTACATCGATTTTGCTGCCGACGTGCCATCAAACTGCGCCCCTGCCGACAGGGCCGCGCTGACCGCAGTGCCCGCCACGTTGATGGTGGCCGACGAGGTGAACGCGGTCGAGGGCAACAGATCCACCATCGTGGTGGCAAGCGTGGTGCTGGATGCCGTGGCCGTGCCCAGCGCAATAGCGCCGGTTGAACTTGCATTCAGCGTGCTAGCCAGAACACTGGTCGTCTTCTGTCGCAGCGTGGCCGTGACCCCGACCACAAACAGCCGCCCCTCCGGAAACGTGAACAGCTTGGTTCCCTGGTACTCGGTGCCATTCACCACCGTCTGCGGCACGTTGTCCAGCGTCAGCACGATCTGATTCAGCGGGCCGAAGTTCTCCCGCTTGATCTTGATCGAGCCGGTTGCGGGTTGAGTCACCAACCCCAGGCGGGTATCGGTGTCTGCAATGCTCAGGCCGCTGTCGTTTTGAACGATGTTGTATCCCATGATGATTCCTTGTGAAAAGACAGCCCCGAAGGGCCATCATGGGTTTAGGCCACGTCGTACACGGCACCATGCGCCTTGGGTGCACGGCACTCAAGGCAATACTCGACCAGCAGTTCGCGGCGCTCCGAATCGCCGGTCTTCGACAACTCAAAGGTCTGGAACGGACGCAGGTAGGCGATTGCCAGCTTGTCGGATTGCAGGATGAACACGTCGTTCACGTCCTGGAAGCGATTCGGCACCGCCTTCAGTTCGCCGAAGTCGCTCACGTACACGTCCACGGATGCATACAGCTTGCCATCCTCGGACTTGTCCATGCGCGTGGCATTGCCGGTGAACGTGCTGAACGTCTGCTTGCTGGCTGCGCCCATCATCACGGTATCGGGTTCGCCGCCTGCCGTGTAGATTTGCTGGATCACCGACTTGAGCTGCGACTCAGTGAAAGCACGCGTGGTGCCCTCGGTGCGAGCAGTGTTGCCGCTGTAGCTCGCCAGGGTCGTGTCGCTGGCCTTGTCGTAGTTGTCCACGATCCAGCCGCACAGTCCGCGAGACTTGCGCGGCGAGGTAGCCAGCACGTCGTTTTGCGTCAGGCCGTATTCCATGTCGCGCTTGAGTTCCAGGCCCTTCAGTGCGACCTGATAGCCAAGCTCGTCCTTGCGGCCTGCCGGGTTCATGGCTTGCTGCGAGCCGGACACGCTCACCACCTTGGTGGAGATCTGCGTGCGGTTGGTCAAGCGAACAGTGGGGGTCGCAGCGGCGGCAGATGCATCGTCGCCTTCCGTCGCGGCGTTGGACGCAGCCGACGCGAGGTCTTGGGTCTGCCACTCATGCAGGGTGTTGGTCGCCTTGGCTTTGGCGGCCATGTTCAGCACGGGCGTCAGGGTCGGGGAAATGCGATAGATCGCATCGGTGAGGTCTTCCCGGTTGCCGATTGCGGCAGTCGTCAGAAAGGTATTGGTTGGTGCAGCCATTGCTTGCTCCTATCGTCATCTCGACGTATGAGGGTTTCAAAGGATCGACGCAAAGAACGCGCCTGCGTCCTCGACACGGCCAGACTTCGCCGCACGCTGATACAGCGCGCTTCGCTTGTCCACATTGCCGGACTCGGTGACGCCGGGCCGCTCAACCTTGGTTGGCAGCGTGGCGACTTTCTTTGCAGCCGTTTGGGCTTTCTCAACCATCTGGTCGTACAGCATGGCTTTGCGGGCCAGTAGCACGGCACGATGGTCTGTGATGTTCTGCAATGCAGACGTGTCGTACCCGGCCTTTTCGGTCAGGTAGGCAGCAATTGCCGCCTTGTCAGCTTTCGCTTTCGCCTCATCTTTCCAGTCCGGCAACTTGGCAAGGAGTTCCTGCTGTTCCCGTTGGACGTGTTCGGAATGAGCCTTTTTGCGGTCGGCTTCGTCGGCTTCCGCTACCTTCTGGCGTTCCTGCTGTACCTGCATCAACTGGGCTTGTCTGGTCTGTGCCAGGACCTGGTGCTTCAGGTAACCGACAGGATCAGCCTCGATGGCCTGTGGCGTCCACTCTTGCGAGTTTTGAGCTTGCAGCGCCATGACGAGTTGAGCTTCAAAGTTCTGCAACTTCTGCCCGTACTCGGCACGCTCTTGGCGCGCTTTGTTGGATTCAGCTTCAGCAGCCTTGCGCTGCTCTGCCGTCTCCATCGTCTTGCGTGTGTAGTCGGCTTGACGTTGATAGCCGTTCTTCAGCTCGGACAGCTTGACCTCAACATCCTTGCCATCGATCTTGATGGTGACTGTCGGGTCATCGTCCTGAGCTTGCGCGGCGTCGTCGCCTTCTTCCGCTTCGTTGGGCTTGGGCTCATCGACTTTCGCCGGTTCGTCCTTCGCCTCGGGTTCCTTTTGCTCAGGGTCCGGAGCTTTGGGCTCCAGAACTTCAGCGAAAAGGGCTGCTGCCTGATTGATGTCAAGCTCACCGGATTCCGTTGCCGGATTGTCCATGTACACACTCCATGCGGTCGCTTCTCAGCGATGCGCTTTGCCCCTGTCAGCCCGTGTGGGCATCAGGCGTGGGGCAGATCCGCCTAGATTTGATTGCGTCGAATCAGGAACGACTCGCCGGCCATCATTCGGAAAAAATGGCTCTGCTTGCGTCTTTCAGCCGCTCGGACATCGATCGCTTGTGCTCCAACTCCAGCTTCGCCAACTTGCCCGTGTCCAGCGTTGACAGCAGGCAGGCCTTGATCTTCGCCAGCAGGCTCACTGACAGGTGGATTTTTTCGCGGGCGTCCGCGTCTCTTTGGGGTGAGGTCTTCCATGCTTGGACTAGCTCCTTTTCGATGTCGTCAAACACAGCCAGGAATACTTCGTTTTCGAGCACTTCGCGCGCCCGATCACCGTTGTACAGCCGTGTTTCAAGTGATGTCGTGGTTTCGTTCATGCCATCAGTAGCAGGATTGCTTCCTCGTCGTCTTGCTCGCGCTGTAGCTCCATGATGTAGGCCAAGAGCGCGTTGTACTGGGCCGCCGCCAGCATGGTGTTGACCGCGCCCGCAACGTCGAAATGCTGTGCAACTTGCTTGATCTGCGCGATCGGCATTTCCTGCACGATTTCCGCATCCTTGGGCAGCTTCTTGGCGGGCTGCGCGATCTCGATTGCTTCTGCCTGTGGTGCATCATCATCAGGCGCGTTCATCGCCTCCTGAGCGGATGAGAAGACTACAAGGCGGTCGCCAATCCTGCGGATGTAGCGGCGTTTTTTCTTGTCTGAACTGTAGCCGCCGCCGCTACGCTGCAACGGCGTGAGCGCTGCATCTTGTCCTGCCAGTGAATAGGCCCCGGCGCCAGCATCCATCAGCAACGCCGGTGTCAGTGCTGCGTCTTGCCCTGTGTAGATGAACGCGCCCGTCTGAGCGTCCAGCGTGTAGCTGGTCGAGAGGCTGTAGAACCGCCTTGGTGTTTCAGTCCATGCGGCGAACCGGTCCGCATAGTCGGCCTTGGCCTCGTTGGCGCTGAGGCAGCGACCCCAGAATGCCTGATCGCCCATCTTGCAGGCGTTGTAAAACGACGATCCGCCGCGGGCACCGAAGTACATCGTGTAATCGCTGAATGTCGTCGTCCCGGCGTTGATCTTGGCCGAAATCGGCGAACCGTAAGTCAAGGCCAGCGGGACACCATCGCAATACACCGCAACAATCTGGTCTGTGGACAGCTCCCGATCCATCACCGCCATCATTCGGTGCATCACGCCCGCTGTCGGTTGGGCGTATGACGCAGCAGTCACTTTGTTGGATGCTGAAATGACAGCAGCAACGCTCACCGACTGTCTGTTTCCAGTTGTATTGTTGGCCCCGTCATACCCGTCCCACACGTTGAACGAGCCTTGGAAATTCGAGCCCAGGTCTGCGCTCAACTCCATGATGAGTGCGTATGTGCTCGGGTTGGTCGCTCGGTAGTAGTCCCATGCGACGGTGAGTTTTTGCAACCCTGCGAATTTTGTGACCGCGCTGGACGACTGGCTTGACCCGTTGTAATCCAGCACCTTGCCGAACCGCCCTGCCGTCCACGTTGCATTCGTCGTCATCGGCTGTTTGCCAGCCGAGTCGTTCAACTTCCTGCCTGCGCCCTCGTTCGTTACCCATCGATGACGCAATCCACGCGCCATCGGATGCGCCCGATTGATCAGTGCTCCGGGTTGAGGCTTGCCGATCATGCGATGTTGTCAATCGTGGTGTAACGCACTTCGATGGCATGCGCCTGCGTGAACAGTGACCCATCATCAACTGCACGGATGCGGATCGCGCCTTCCGGGAACTGGACGGCGCCAAAAATCTCAGCACTGTCGTACAGCGTGCAGCCCGTGGCCGCGTTCACGAGGTCATCCTCGACCGTCACGCTCGTGTTTGCGACGATGGACTTGATGCGCGCCCATTCGCTGTTTGCAATCGTGCCGTTGTCGATGAATATCAGATCACCGGCTGCAAGGTTCGTCGTGCTCGCAACTGTGATGACCTTCTGAGCCGCCGCAACCGTGCCGCTGACGGCCTCGGCCTCACAAGCGGCGAAGTTCGTCGTGAATTCGGCGAACGGGAACCATGTGTTGTCACCCGACGTGGCAAATGACGCCTCAAGCCGGATGTTTACGCCGGCGCCGGCAGCAGTCGCGGACCTGCGTCCAAACCGGATGTACACCAGCCCGCCCATCTTGCCGGACACATCGACCGCAGATCCAGGCACCACGGTTGACGCGGCAACGCTTTGCAGCGCGATCAGTGTGCCGCTGGCGGTCTTGCTGAACGTCGCCATTACGCCGCCGCCTTGATCGCGTCCTGAGCCGCTTCAATGTCCGGTAGTCCGGCGATGTGCTCAGCCTCAGCCTTGCGCGCCTCATCCCAAAATGCCTTGACGGTCTCCGGAATGTCGTGATTCAGCGAGCCCGAGTACACGAACCCGCCGCGCTCGACCGTGCAGGCCCCGACAGTCTCACCCGGACGGCGCCGCGTGAACGTCACCGCCCATTCATCGGTCATTGATGCGGGTGCGCTTGAAATGGTCATGTGATGGTCAGCACGCCATTGCTGGCGCTGAAGTCCACTGTGAATGTCCCGCCCGACGTGAGCGTGATTGCTGATCCATAGTCCCAATACCCGATCAGCTCGTCATTCGATGCCGTGTCGTTGTAGAGCACGGCATACCGGAATGGTCCGATTGACCCGCCAGAGGCCGTGAACACCACATCAGCGCAGACCAGCTTGTACACACCAGCCGATTGCGCTGAACTGGTCTGTGTGGCCTGCGTCCCGCCTGCGGTGTACCCGTTGCCCGCACTGATTTCTGTGATGTCGACCTTCACCGTGTTCGCCGCAGACGGTGCGCTGTTGGTCAGCATGACCTTCAGCGTGTCGCTCCCCAGGTTGTGGACCTTCTCGGCCACCGCCTCGACGAAGCTGTTGAACTTGGTGAAAGTCGCCATTACTGCACCCCTGCTGCACGCCCTGCGGCGTCACGAATGATCATCTTTGGCCGGGCCAGGTGCTCAGCAATCGCCTGCTGTCCACCAGCAAGCGCCATCAAGCTCTGATCGACCTTTTCCAGCAGTTGCCCGAGCGGATGCGCAACGGTGATATTTCCGTCCTCACCAACAGACACATCCTGATTCGGCTGGGCCGACATCGCCGATGTCTTGAGTGATGTTTGAGCCTGGATCTGTGCAACGGCAAGATCGAACTGGCCTTTCATCTGCGCAATGCGCTCCTGACTGGCAATGCGCTCCTGCTCAATCTGAGCCTGGATCTGCGCCTTGAATTGCTCAAGCTGTGCCTCAGCCTGGATCTTGTAATCGTGCTGCTCACGCTCGGCCTGTTGCCGTGTCACATCCACCTGTTGCTGGGCCTGCATCTTCATCTGTTCCAATTGCGCCTGGTGCTGCTGCTTGGACTGCTCCAACTGCATTTGGCCCTGTACCTTGACCATCTCAGGATTGGGCTGCGGCGGCTTGGGTGGCATTTCCCGGGGGTCGGTGAAAAACTTGTCGCCCGACTTGAAGCCCATCAGTTTTGCGAGTTCTTTGTCGGCCTCATACACGTTGACCGGCGTAGCAGTGCCGATCTGCAAGCCGAGAACCTGAGCCTGCTTGAGGTTGGTCAGGTGTGCAACCTGCTGGTCTTTGTTGCCGACGCCCAGCCCGACATTGATCCCGACATCAAACTGATTGCGCCACTCACGCGGATCAAGCTTGACCCACTTTCCAGCAATCCGAACCACAGATTCACGGCTTTCGTTTTGCGTGACCAATCGCAGCATCATGCGGAACAACTCAACAAACCCTTCGGCCATGTTGCGGGCCACGAGGTCAATCCGCATATCAGCCTTGTTCGTGATGATGTTGATGCCCGTCGCGGTGTTGTTCAGGCCCTTTGAATCAGTCCCCTGTGAATACCGCGTCCAGCCGGTGGAGTTCTCTAGGAAATCCTCCATGTACTCCATCATGTTCATGGCGAAACCGACATCACCCATGCCCTGGTCGAGTCGTCCGGCCATCCCCGGAGCCTTGAGCCGCACCACACCGCCAGGGCGCGAGGTCAGCAAGTCGTCTAAGTTGACTTGTCCTTCAACAGCGAAATACCTGCCGTTGATCTGGAGATTCATGTTGTCGACCAGGCCGCGCAGAATCGCGGTCTTTGTCTTCTGACCCTCGAAACCCAGGTCAGCAATCGACAGGCCGAAGAACTTGTGCGGCAGCGGAATGGGGCAGATTGCAACGAATGGCGCAACATCAACCATGTCGTTTTCGAGCACCTCATTGCCGCATCGAACCACCTTGCGCAGCTCGCTGATTCCATCGCCATCGAAATCACAGCGGACGTAGCATTCAGTGATCCACAGTTGTTTCTGGGATTCGTCCTGCGTCGTGTTCTCAATGTTCAGATAGGCCTGCTCATCATCGAAGCTCAGGCGCTCGACACGCTCAGCGTTGAATGTGGCCGCCGAGTCATCACCAGACAACTTGTCAACGTTCTTGTAGCCCATCGACTTGAGGTCCGACACGGTGCGCAATACACGGTGTCCGACGAATGACGCTGTAGCGATGTCCTTCGCCTTTCGTGAGATCAGGAATTCCTCTGGCGGGACGTTCTCGATCGTGACCTTCCCGCCCGTTTTTGATCTCTTGCAGGTCACGTCGTACACCATCTTCGGCGGCATGGCCTGGATTTGCTCCATGCGCTGCTGCATCTGCATGACAGCCTGTTGTGCCTGCGGATCACCCATCAATGCGGCCTGCTGTGCAGCCTGCATCTGTTGAGCGATGGTCTGCAATGCCTCATGCCGTTGCTTGGCGTCTTCCTCGTCCGGGCTGGCTCGCTGCTCTGTGACCTCGATTTCGTCATCGTCCATCAACTGGGCGAGTTCGACATCGGACAGGGCTTTGTATTCCTCCCGTGTTTCCTCGGTCCTGTTGTCCCACCACACTTTGACGATGCCGACCTTCTGCAGGAGCGCATCCTTGATCCATGTGTAGGCGATCCGGTGGCCCGGGTTTTTCTTGCTGAATAGGTAGTTGATGTAATCCGTGCAGAGCTGGGCCTTTTCCTCGTCGTCCTGCTGCGTGGGTTCAAACTCAACCACCGTGTCGCCACCGCAGAACTTGACCATGAGTTGCGGCAGCATCGATTCAATCGTGTTGCGCACATCGGGAGAAACAACCGTTGACCGGCCATCGATCTCGGGCGCAGCAAGCTCACCTTTGGGCAGCCCGAGATAGAAATACTCGGCCTTACGGCGTTGCTCGGCCAACTTCCCGCCGTAGTAGCCGACAGCATTGCGGATCTCCTGATCCATCAATGCTTTCAGCTCGTCCTCGGTCATTTGGGTCATGTAGTTCCTCGGTCGCAATCACTGCGATGCGTGTTGAATAGCGGCTTGCCCGCCAGCACAGCGCGCCAGTTGGTCAGGTGCTGATGCTGTTGAAAGGTCGCTCGCCCGTTCCTTCGCCACTCCGGGTGGAGCCGTCGATGCGCTATCTCACTGGCAATAACTGCGCATTACGTATGCCGCGCCTGCGGTGGCGCTAGGTGATGTTCAGTCGCGGGTAGGCCAGCGGCTTGCCCCAATCACCCGATGTCAGTTGAGACAGCGAAAGGGCCAAGTAGCGGAATGCGTCCGCCGCGTGGCTTGACCAGTCGTGCAGCGGCCCCAAACTGATCTGGCGCTTTTCGTCGATCTTTTCCCGGTACTGGCGCAGCGCATCAAGGCCCAATGCCGTGCGCTTGACGTCGAACACACATCTCGGGATCGTCATCCGCGCAGCACTGATGCCATCCATCAGCGGAAGGTTTTTCAGCACATCGAACCTGAGCCCAAGTGATGCGGCAATCTCTTTGCGTGATTTGCCGGTCCCGATTTCACGGACCTCGATATCATGCGGCCCGAAGTGCTGCCCGTAGCTGTAGCCCTTGTCTCGCAGCACTTGGGCGTAGTAGTCCAGCCCGTGGCCCGCTGCCTCGTAGTAGTCAATGACCCTGATTTCTCGACCAGCCATCTGATAAAACCAGATCGACATGGAATCACTGATGCCCAGATCCCACGCTGTATTGACTGACAGCATCGGGTCATATGGGACAGCGCACACCGCGCCGTTGGCCTCAAGCTGCCGGATCCCATCGGCGTAGTAGGCGCCAGTGATTGCAGCGTCAAAGCTGCACTCAAACTCTTGCTCGTACTCGTTTGCCGGCATCGAGCGTTTGAGCCGCGCCAATTCATCAGCAGGAATGATCCCGGTTTCGCTAGCCCGGATGATCTGTGTAAACCACTCGTCATCCGTCTGAGCGCGCTTGTAGGTCTCCCCCAGCAGGTTGCCCCAGCCCTTGGGTGTGCCGGACAGGTCGAGCCACCCCTGCCGGTCTGACAGCGCGGGCATGATGATCTGAGTCAGCACGCTGGGCCGGATGTCCTGCGCCTCATCAGCGACCAGCCCGTCAAAGTACAGGCCGCGCAATCGCTCTGCATTGTCCGCACCGTAGAGCCGGATCTGAGCCCCGTTGTGCGGCAGGACGATGGATAGCTCAGACTCGTTCGGCGCCTTGCCCATCAGGGCCGGGTGAGCGTAGGACTTGAGGTAATTCCAAGCGATGTCCTTGGCCTGGATGTAGTACGGCGCCAGATAAGCAAACCTCGGCGCATCCCGCGTGCACTCGCAGGCCTTGCGGATCAGTTTGTTGATGCGCGCAACCGTCTTACCAGCCCTTCGATGGGCGACAGTCAGGGCAAATCGCTTGTCGCTCGCGTGGTACGGACGGAATGCCGACCGTGGGGCGTAGTCAATGACTACGTGTCTTGCCGCCAACTGAATTCAACTCGCTGCGGCTGATTCGGATCGCCTGCGACCTCAGTGCGCGCCAACTTGGGAGCGGCGTATTCGGCAAGCTTGCTCAAAAGGTCAAGTGCCTTTGCCGGATCGGGCGGCTCTTCGCCATGCCCCTCTGCTACCTGAGCAAGCCATTTCCCGACGTTAGAGGCGTTTTCCTCCAGCAAGCGGGTAACGGTCTGACGAAACTCGACCGTGGCCTTGTTGGGCGTTCCTGCCACTCTGCCGCCCGTCTTCGGGCTTCCTTTAGCCTTAGGCATCGAATCCACCTCTTTCCAAGGTAGATTTGAAGTTAGCGATTGCTGACATTGCAGATTCCTTTCGGATTGTCTGCACTATTTCAGTGCGTGGAATAAAAAAGCCACCCTGCTTGCCTGCGAGGGTGGCTGTGAGTGCGCCCCGGAGAATGAGGACGCCATGGCAATGGGGTGCAACACCCGGCGATCAACCCGGATGGCCCGTCAGGGACTTGAATGCAAAAAGCCCGCGCAATGGCGGGCTTCATGGTTTTTCAGGGCGAGTTCTGCCCCTCAGCGCGGAATCTAGCTCAAAATCCCGTCCCGCGCAAGCTCCCGCATGAGCTTGGTTCTGGCCTCCAGCCGGATCACCTCCAGCTCTGCGGCGTTCGTCGGCAGTCTCGGGGATGTCCAGACGCTGCGCCCGGTGCACAGATTCCTGGCCTCGAATGCCAGCGATGTGAACCACGGTTGCGGCACCTTGCGGACCTGCTCGTCGAAGCGCTGCATGATGATCTTTTCCGCTCGGGCTTCCTGATCCTCCTCGCGCGCCCGGGTGGATGTGTGCCCGACATCGTGGAACATTGATGAGGTCGATCCGAATCCGCGTGCGGGCCGATAACCCCCACTGTACCGATGCCAGCGCATCAAGAGGTCATCGACCAGTCTGTCAATGTCGTTGTGCATCATCATGCCACCATGATCAGACGGTGATACCGGCCGTCGCCGCGCGCGCCCAGGTGGCGATCGATGTCGCCTCATTGGCGAGCTCGTGCTGCGCGAACTGCACCGCCGCGGCGCGGTCGATGTCACCCCAATCCGCGCGCTTGCTGGCCGCATCGATGTAACGCTTCAGGAGCGTGCGCCTGTCGCATCTCGTCGCGTCGTAGCTGGCATGCGAGCCCAGGCGGTGGATGAACGACATCTCTTTGGTGGTGGTGTGTGGCTCGTAGCTCATGATGGTTTCCCTTTCAGTGATTGAATCCGCAGGTACTCAGCTTTTATCCGCGTCGCCGTGACCCGGTGAGCCTCGGCGCCGCATTCCTTGAGGATCTTGTCCAGCGCCAACTGCCGGCGCACCTTGGGCGCGTTGGCCAGGTTGCGAATGACGCAATCCGGGCAGTGCATGTCGTAGGCTGCACAGCGCCAGTCACGGGAGGCGTCGGAGCAGTGGCGGCATGTGGTCATTCCATCCACTCCAGATCCGTTGGCCACAGGCCCATTGCCCGGATGCGCCTGCGCGTGTCGGCAGCCCATGCTCTGGCCATCTCTCGCGTGACGGCGGCGCCAGCGAGCCTGTAGTTGTCGACCTTGACGTGACAGCCGACAACCCCGGGCCGATCACAGCAGGCCGGGAATGTCTCGCGGTCATCTTCCTTGATGCCCTTGCCAGACGGCGGGACGTGGGCGCACTGGCTGTAGCCGACGATGCCGCAGACTGAGCACGGAAGGGCTGCGACCAGGCGGCGGTAGAGCTCGTGCTCGACCCTGACCGTTTTGGGCACCGCCGTGCACTCGTCGCCGATCAGTGCGGGCTCGCGCCAGCGTGTGGGCCTGACGGTGGCTGGGCGCGGGGGGCGGATGTAGAGGCGACGAGTCAGCATGTGGTCAGAGGCGGATGCGGTCAGCGAGCATTCCCAGTCTGCGCGCCAGCGATTTGGCTTCGTCGTTCGCTGCGCGGATGGTCAACTCCAGATCACATGTAGCGCTCGGCTCTGGCGCTGGCTGCGATTCATTTTTGTTCGCCTCCCGGTTGTCCAGCACCGGCCGCAGTTGCGATGCCAGCCGGTCCACCATTTCCCGCAGTGCGCCAAAAATCGCTTGCTGCTCATCCAGCGCGTTGCGGACGGGACCAACCGGACCCGTCGTCATGTCCTGCGAAAGCATCGCGCCGCCAATCGCCCTGCCAAACTCGCCTGCGCCCCGTGCGTCACTGGCATAACCGGATTGCTTGATTTGTTCCGCTGCGTACATTCGTTTCATCCTCTGAAGCAGCCGTAAAAGCGCGGCTGTGTCGCTGTTTTGGTCAACATCAAGACTCGTCCCCGGCTTCAATTTCGAGCCGCCGTTTTGCTTGGCAACATTGGTCATATAACTCTGGTGTCAACACTTGGCGCATCGCCATTTGCCATTGCGCGTTATGACGAATTGTCCGAATGCGCTTAAGTTCGTCGTTGACCCGCGTGAGGTGTTTGCCAGCCTCACACCAACTAGATTTGCCAATGTTCTGCTCTAGCAAGTCTTGCCGCGTTTCCTTTAGCATCGTGTCCGCGTCATCTAGCGGCATGTGCCGCAATTCGCG